TCATTATATTGCACTTCATCTATGTCTTGATAAGGTGCTTGCTGATATGTATGGTCTGAGAAAGGTAAGAATGATATACCAGATAGTGTATCAAAATTATCCCAACACCAGTTACCTACATTAATCCATTCATGTTCCTTAACAGATATAGTTACTGATGGTTTATGTTCACACCAGTTTTGTGCATAGCACTTCCATATCTCTAACTGTTCAATAGCAGTCATGGTATATCTAAAGATAGCACTAGAGTCTGCTTTCATAGGAAAAGAAAAGACAGAGTTATTAGGTTGCATTACGTCATCTTCACAAGGTATACCCTGGTCTGCCATAAACTGTGTTAGAGGGTCTTTTTTATCTCCTCTTACTGTTCTAATATAATAAGGATTATGTCTAGCATGAATACCACTAGCAGAGTCAACTAATTGACTAACTGTACCAGAAGGTTTAACACAAGTAATAGCTGTTGATTGTGGTATACCTAACTTTTTTGACCACTCTTCATTAGTTAATACAGCTTTGTGTCTCATCTTAGCTAATACATCTGGTAACTGAGTTCTCATTCTAGATAATAAACTATTATCCATAATACCTGTAAGAGATACACCTAGTAATCTTTCTTCTTCTGTATTAGTTTGCCATCTCTTACGTAGATAACCAAAGTCTGTAAGTGTAGCTTGTATTGTACCTAGTATTGTAGCTACTTCTATTTTACTATGTAATGTTTCTTCTGTATCTGTAGGTCTTACAACCACTTCTGTAAGATTACAAAACTGATTAGGTCTTAATATAATTTCACTACAAGGATTAGTACCAAAGTCCCAATCAGCATTACGTCTACCATTTTCTCTAGCTTTTTCTTGAGCAGATTTTCTATTAAAGATACCACGTTCACCAGATTTACTTTCATATAATGCTAACCATTCTTTCATAAAAATACCTGCATCTGGTTTTTCTGTATATGCTACAGAGTTATTAGCTAATGCTCTTTCTGGATTAGTTTCCCACCATGCACCAGACTTAGCAACTCTTAATCTCTGGTCAGATAAATTAGACAGAGATATAAGAGCTGACCTACGCACACCACCTACTACCACCACTTCTCCTGTTTTACAAACAATATCATGACATTCCATAGAAGATAATTTTCTACCTCTAGCATTCTTAAACTTGTCAATAGTAAAATCAAACAAGTTAACTAAAGGTTGAGGACCACTTGCTCTACCACCAAATGTTTTTAATCTAGCACCTGCAGGTCTAACTTTGCTTATATTTATCTTAGGTATTCTACATGTATATAAATAAGATACTAAATCTTTAAATGCTCTTGCCCAACCTTCTTTTGAATCATTAACAGAAACAACATCATCTGTCTTTTCAAACTCTTTATCTGGTATAGTAGGTAATTTATCTATGTATTGTCTTTCAACAGAAAAACCTACACCTGTACCATTCATAAGTATATATAATACTTCATCAAATGCTTTTGGATTATCAATAGGTATGTAAGAACAATTATATCCTGCTATGTTTTCTCTTTCTAATGCAGCACCTGCAGTCATCAATGCTCTCATAGATGGCATAACAGATAACCCTATGATACTATCTTCTATTCTTCTCCATACTTCACTATCTAATACTACACCTAAGTTTTTATCTAAATGACCTTGCATAAAATTACTAAATCTAGATACTGTTTCTATCCATGTCTCTCTTCTACCTTCATCAGGCAACCAACGTGCATATCTAGATGCATGAATAAATGTCTGATACTCTGTTGGTAAATAATTATTCCCTGCCATAATCTTTCTCCAATATTAATTCACAATAATGTATTACTTTCTCAATGTCTCTTGCACCTTCACCTTTTCTTCTGTGTCTTGTAATATACTTTACTACATTACCTTCAAGAAAGGTAAGATTATTTTCTACAATATAATCAACAGGTTGTATCTTACATGTCTTGTAATGGTCACCACCTACCTGTCTATCAGTAGCAATCCTAGCTTCTTTTTCTATGTTTGTTTTCTTAAAACCTTTTACACTTTTTACTGTATCTGCAATAGCTTTATCCATCAATCCCATTTTATTCCCCTATTTACTGTTTAATACTGCATTAATTTTTTGTCTAACAAATTTAATTTCTTTAGAGTGTATCACTTTATAAGCAAATTGTCTAGTATAATTTGAACTTAACCCTGCTTGTTCACAAACAAATTCAAAGTTATCACATGTAACTCCTACACTACAAAAAAACCAAGCTACTGCTCTGTTCCTATTTAAAATAGAAATAGATGATTCTTTTTTTTCTTTAGGTTTTGTTGCATCTAATAAAGCTTGAAATATAACAGCAAGAAATAATTTTCTTTCTGGTGATTCACTTTTCTTTACAGTTGCTAAAACTGAAACCTCTAAATCAATTGTCCTTTTCATTATTTACTATAGTATGTAACATCTCTATTGCATCATTAGCTTCAGATGCTTTGTGTACTAATTCAATTACATCTTCTACAATCTTAGGATGTTCTCCTACACCTACAGGATTGTTAATATGTATCTTAATATTTGCTAAAGCTTTATCTCTCTCTGCTGTATAGTGAGACATAACTGCTTCTAATATATGTGCTTTTATTGCCATTTTATTTCCTTTACCAATTTGTTACTTCTTCTACATCAGGTGTTCTATTTACCTGTGTAAGAAACCTTTTACCTTTCGCATAATTAAATACACGAAGTCCTTTACCTTCATTAACATCAGACCAACACAATCTTTTATGAGAGCAATAAACACAACCAATAGCAAGCTTCCTATTGCCACTGCTCCCATCAGGAACATCAGAGTAGCATCTATCAGGTGGTCTATTTTCATCCAAAGTTTGTTTAAGATATTTAACCCTATCTTTAGCATTTATCATCTCCACAGAATGTACTTTTGTTAAACATATATCTCCATTTTGTTTATCTATTGCTAGAAAAGCTGCTTCATTTACACCATTACCTTCTGCATAAGCAGATATTTGAGGTATATAACCAAAGGGGTCATCAACAGATAATGTATTATTTTTAAATTTAAGAAAACTTTTACCAGATGCACTCTTACAATCAACAAGAACTCCATCTATAAAACAATCTTGATGTCCTTTTACTCCTTCTATTTCTACTTCTTTTTGTTGAGCACTAACTGTATGCCCTGCTAATTTTGTAAATAATATTAAGACTTCTTCTAATAAGTGTCCATAGAAAAATTTTATTCTTAGTGAAGGATTTAATTTTTTATCTTCGTGTTCTGTATGTTTATCATACCATAGTTGCCTAGCAGGTTTACCTATAACTGATAACCTTAAATTTCTTTTAGGTGTATGTTTTTCATCTAATAATATCTTTATAGTATTAGCTACACCATCTGTAAAATCTTTTAGATGTTTATCTAAATCTTTTATATTATTTTTTTTATCTAAATCAAATAGAGAATATATATCTTCTACTAAAGTATCTATATTTTTTTTCATAAAATAAATATGGGGATACCTTATGATACCCCCATAGTCCTTTCTTTAATTAAGAAGCAAAAGATACTTCAGCATCTTCCTTTGCTACAAATCCATCTGGTACAACATCAAACGCATCTTCCATATCATTTTGATAAGGAATAAGATTTGTAACTTGCACTGCACGTAAGTCTGCATTAGTTCCAGACCTACCTTTGTACTCCCAAGTGTATGTAGAATACAACACACTTACTTCAGAGCCATTACCAATTAAGGTATCTTTCATAGCTCTCTTTTGAGAATCCATTAGAGTTGGAGCTTTGTTATAATCTCCATTCTTTCTCCTAACATTTCTCTTTATGCTGACAAAGTCTCCTCTGTCATCATTCTTATTCTTGATTGTAAGACCATCAGCTTCAGCAATCTTCTTGTTCTTCTCATCTAAGCTAACGTCTATACTCCAAGTACCATCACTATCAAATGTAGTGTTTGGATTTATTAATGAAGCCCAATAGGCTTTTCCCTGTATTACGGACATTTATTTGTCTCCTTTCATAGTTAAAAATATAATTATAGCAAAACATATACAATATGTCAAGCACTTTCTTTAAAAGCTTTTATTACATCAGAAGAAAAAAGCTTTTGTATATTTAACAAATACATACGAGATGCATTGTTATCTCCCCCTGATACTGATTTTTTATTATCTAAGTTTTTAATTATCTTTCTTAGACTATCTGTTTTAAAAACCAAAGTAGCAAAAGTTTCTTCACCGATACAAAGATTGTGAAACCAATAGTCAGATGTGGTAGCATCAATACCACTAGGTTTACCATAACATTGATACTCTATTGCAATATTACCTGTTCGCTGCCACATATCTCTTTCAGATTTCACTTCAATCTTTTTGTCTTGTAACATAGATGCTACATTCTTCTCTCTTACTTTTCCGTATTGTAAATCTATATCAAACTTTTTACGATTTTCAATACTTGGTTCTAATGAGTTTCTGCCCATGTTTTTCCCACCTTATGTTCGTTATCTAATGGACAACGCATTTGTAATTGTTTCTCAGTATCTTTCATAGCATACTTAGTTATCTTACAAAATGCCTGCACATCTTTGTTTACAACCTCAAACTGATATTCATCATGAACACTAGCAACTAACTTTACATCTAAGTTAGAAGACGTAGTTCTTTTCATAATGTTTACCAACCACAACTTACACACAACTGCTCCTGCACCTTGTATTAAAGTATTAAGAGCAGAGTGTGGACTACGTGTACGCAATAACCTACCATCTATGCCTTTTATAACACCATGTTTTTGAGCAGTATTAGTTACAATATCACGTACACGTTTAAGGGATGGCATACTTTTTAAGAATCTATCTATCAACACCTTTCCCTCTTTTGAACCTCCTCCTACTATCTGACCTATCTTTGCAGGACCTGCACCATACATAAATGCATAGATAAAAGTCTTTGCTTGGTCTCTATCTGTAAGACCTGCCATATTCATGTTATGAGTATGTATATCTCCAGTTAGTAGGGTATCAGTAAACTGTTTATCATTCATTAAGTGAGCCAGACATCTAAGTTCTAATCCACTAGCATCTGTGCCCACTATGGAATGAGTATATATATTACCTACTGTCCAACACTCTCTACATTCTTTACCATAGGGAGACCGAACAGCAGGTATCTGAGCCATATTAGGACTATTGTGTGCCATTCTACCTGTTATAGTTTTCAGTGTCATTACTTTACCATGCACTCTACCAGTTTTATCGTTAAATGATTCAATCCATGACTTGATTTGTGCAACACGTTTTTGTAATAAAAAGAACCTTGAAAACTTTTTAGCTTCAGGTATATCAATAGTATCTAATACATCTTCATTTACAATTACACTACCTTTATCTGTAAACTTTTTAGGTTTCCAACCTATAGCCATAAGTCTGTTAGCTATCTGCTGTCTAGAACCTATATTAAAAGGTATGTATTTGGTCTTTGTTTTTAGTTCTACTTTCGTAGGTTCAAACCTTTCTATTGCCCACTTTTCTAACTGACTGGCTTCATCTGACAGTTGTCCAAGTAGCAACATTGCTTTCTTTATATCTAAAGCAAATCCATTTTTTTCTTGTTGGTCAAGTATAACTTTTACTTGATGTTCTAAATCAATAGATGACTTAGAAAAACCTCTACCTTCTTTTTTCAAATGCTCATATAACTTGTGAGTTATATCTACATCCTGTATACAATACTTTCTTAAATCTTCTGTATATTTTGAGAAGCTACCTATATCTCCTTTA